AGCTAGTCAGCCTGGTAAACCTCAAGCAAGTGGGTATGATTTTGCTACTGGAGAATTTAGTAGTATAACACAGTACTGGTCTACTACATTTACAGTTGTAGATAATCCTGCCGGAAAAATGTGGGCATCTAGATATAGTGTACAAGAAACTGTGTCTGGAGGAGCACAAACAGTAGAAACTACTCCAGCTTTTATACACCAAAACTTTAATGGTATAGTAACTTTTACTAATATTGATACTCAGGTAGCAAATACTAACACAATTAGTACTTTAAGTAGTACTGTTTCTGGCAAGTTAAGTGCTAATGACCTTAGCTCAACTGCCACGATTACCAATTTAACTAATACTGTATCTGGCAAGATAAGTGCTGCAGATATTGGCCCAACAGGTACTACTGTTATTGATGGTGGAAGAATTACTACAGGAGTAGTAAATGCTAACAGATTAAATATTGGTAATAATTCAGGTAATCTTAATGGTGACAGAATTGTTATAGATGGAACAGCAACTACAGGCAATAATATTAAAGTATATAGTGCCGGCAATTTACGAGTTGTTATTGGTAATTTAGGTTAAGAGGTATTTATGGCCTATGGAATGAAAATTTATGGCCCCGACGGGGTTTCTGTTGCATATGACTCCACCAGCCCAGGTGGGGTCTTTATAAGATTTGTTGTGTTATTAGCATCCGCACCCACAAACAGTCAAAGTGTAATAACCTTTTCAAGTATTTATCGAGGAATGACAATAGAGCTATATCCGCTTGTTAGTGGAGATCACTCATATTATCTTGTTCAAGGCAATGTTGCAGGCGGACAAGATGCTACAATTTATTACCAAAGCAGTACCTCAATAGCTGGCGATTTTACTACTCGTAAACCAACAATTTTAATGGCATTTGCTAAATGACTTACGGATTCAAATTTTTAAACGACAATAACGAAACCGTTATTGATGATATCAATGTTAAGCCTTGGTATCTACGACAAGCCGTGGTAGCCAATGCCACTTTAGTTACCTCCACTTATGACAGAATAAACGACTTTTATTATACTGATAGTGAAAGTGGCCAAACTGCTTTAATGTGGCGACCATACTCTGCTCCAGGTGTAACAAGCTGGTCAGTTTATGAAATAAGATATGAAGTTCCAAACGACTATGATTGTTTTATAGCATTCTCAATACCTAGCGGTACTGGTGTATACTACAACTGCCCTGTACCTTACTCTTTAAAAGCCGCTCCTACTAATATATCTATATTTACATTTATACCTAATACTCGTGTTGCTAGTGTTGCCGATATACCAAAAGCGTATATATTTGTAACTGATCCAGTACCTCCACCAAACCCGTCAATAGCTAAATATGGTATAAGACTTTTTAGCGAAAGTGGTGCAATTACTTATGATTCAGGATATAGGCACTTTCAACCTGTTGCAATACCTACAATATTTGTGCCAGACCCCGATAATTATGTTTATACAGAAAGCAGCCTTATACCTGACCAACAAAGCACAATTCCAGGAAATTTAACAAATCCAGTATTTTTGTTGCCTGGAATAGATTTAATAAAGGTAGGCGGAATGAACTGGGAAGAGGGTACTAATGTAGCTTTAGTTAATAGCGTGGTATACGGTAGATCAGGATCTAACTTGTATCTTTCCGTACCAAGAACTAAAGTGCAATTCGTCCCTTCTTTTACCCCTGCAGGATTTTATAATCAAGCACTAACAGGCATCCAAAAATATATTGTTCTAGATGGAAATATACTAGATCAAGGAAATAGTACTCCAGAACTAGAACCTTCATATAGACTATCTAGAAACAAATCTGCAATTACAGAAGGTCAAACAGGTATAATAATAACACTTAATACTACAGCCGTTCCTAACGGTACAATAGTGCCTTACACAATTTCAGGTATTAATGCAAACGATTTACAAGTAAACGACTTAACGCGAGAATTTTTTGTAACCAATAATACTTCCAATGCTTATATCGAGGCCGTGTCAGATAGTTTCTTAGAAGGTACAGAAACAGTAACTCTAGCACTAGATAATGGAAAAGACTCAATTACTTTTACAATTTCGGACGCAATAACATACTCCCTTAGCAGAAGCTTAACTTCACCAGAAGAAGGCCAGAATATATTAGTATATTTAACCACTGGAGGAATTGCTAATGGCACTCTTGTACCTTATACTATTACTGGTATACAGCAATCCGACTTGTCTGTTGGTAGTTTAACAGGTAATTTTACTGTCCAAAATGGTGCAGCAGAGTTGCGTTTTGAGTTTGCAAAAGATACCGGTAATGATTATGAAACAATGCGTATTTCTGTTAATAATGGAGCAACTTTCCTAGATATACCTGTTACTAATATTCCTTATGCTAACGAAGTTTTAACGATTACGCCTAACGTTATTACTACTAATCAGAATACTACAGTCAGTATTACTGGTGGTTATGCTAGCGATAGCTTTGAGTTTATAATTTTAGATACAGGCGTAAATCCTGTTGATACTTGGAACAATCGCTGGAAATCTGAGTACGTTTCCTTAGTACAAACTGCTTATTTGGATGAAAATGGTGAGTTTTTTAATCCTGCCCCAACCGGAGCGTCTTTTGGTATAGGCAATAAAACGCTTTGGATTTTTACTAATACTTCGAAAAATTTCCGCTCAGCAAACGTAACTGTTGGAGCAGAACCTACATTTTCACTAACAGCTAGCAACGGCACTAAAGGTCCTTTGTATATTAATGAAGGTCAAACTGCCTACTTTTTGGTAACTACCACAAATGTACCTAACGGAACGGTAGTGTACCCTAAAGCGATTTTTCAGTCAGCAATTACTTCTGATATTGTTAACAGTGCTCAAAATGGTTTAACTATTAATAATAACACAGGTTCTTTTACCATTGAAATGGTAGCAGATCAGTTTACAGAGTCGAACCCTGAAGATAATCCTACTGGACAGGAATTTTTTGACCTGGTACTTGATTATCCTAACGGTACTCGTCGTGATACTTATGGCCGAGTTTATATCAACGACACGTCTCTTACACCTGCTAGCTATAGCGTTACACGCAGTGCTGCAAGTGTTAATGAAGGTAGTTTTGTTACATTTACTTTTACAACCAACCAAACAGGTACTTTTTACTGGACTCTTACTGGAATGGAGTTAGCTGATATTTGGTATGTTGAGTACTTCCTTGATTTCGGAGAGGGCTCCTATTGGGCAAGTCAGGGGCAGATTAATTCCGGTACTATTAATCCAAATGACCAAATTAGAATTTGGTTTACTGCAGACCAACAAACAGAAGGTAGTCAAAACACTATTTTTAGTGTTCGTTCAGGCAGCATTACAGGATTCCCATTAGCTTCTCAAACAGTTACTATTAACGACACTAGCGTGTATCCTGCAGCAGGCACACCTAGCGGCAACCCTTATTGTCAAGGTTTTAACAAGTATCAAAACTACCATAATGGTAGTGGTGGCACTTATGCTGTGCTTGTTGAAAGCAACAGTACATTTTGCGGATTTAATGTTTGGAACGAATCAGTAACAATTGTTAGTGATCTAAACAATAATTACATAGTTCCCTTAAACGGGTACATGACAATTACCATTGGCCAAGGTGAGCCTAATACTGGATTTACTTTTGCTATTACTAACAATAGTGATCCTCAGCCAACAAGCTTTCCAGGTACAGCTAGCTTAGATGGTAGCGGTTATTTTACTAACTATATTACTGGTGCTACTGCCCAAGGTAGTCAAACCATTGGCGACAAACGTTTATGGGTAAAGTTTAACTACAATCAAAACGTTCGTAGTGCAAGATTTCAAGTAGTTTATGATTCAGGCACTACAAATGGTGGTACGTTTTGTAGTGGTTTTAACCTACAACAAAATTACAACAATGGATCTGGCGGAATATATACACAAACTGTTGAAAGCAACAGCCCTACGTGTGGATATGTACAACAATATTATCCCACTATGTCGCAAACAACCTACTATTACTATAATGTAGACTATGTACATGATCTTTGGCAAATCTATGACGCTAAGCCTAACTCACAAGTAAAGTTTACTATTGTAGCAGGCCCTGCCTATATTGGATCAAATGCTACTATTACTACTAACGGTTCTGGATTTGGTAGTTATGACATTGGAAATGCACCTTACGCCGCAGGTTTTTACACAATCAATGCAACTTTTCCAGGAAACGACGCAAGCTATCCCAGCAACTATCGTACATTAGTATTTTACTGGTACGTACTTGCTGCTAGTGGAGGCGGAGGCGGCTATTAAAAGCCAAAAACTTCACTGCTAAAAATACCCTGTCCATTATATGGGCAGGGTATTTTTTTGCATTGACAACTATGCGCCCTTGTGGTATAATATATCAAATTGTCAGAGTTTGTCAACTTTTTTTCTTGACAAGCTTTTAACTGGATCTAAAAGGCGGACTTGCCGTTTAGACTATAAGTAAATATACAACCACTGCTAATAAGGAGATCTGATTATGGTGGAGATAGATAACCACAGCCTCATTCAGACAGTTTCACTAGTTGCGTTAGCAGTTGTTGCTTTCTCAGTTGGAATTCAGAAACTGTTAAGAGACTGGAAAAGTACTAATGCTGAAACAAGCGTTATCACTTTAATGCACACAGAACTAGAGCGCATGAGCCAACAGAACGGCGTGCTGGCTACTGAGTTAAACCGCTTGCAGCAGGAAATGATTTTACTCAATAGCCAACTAGCACAGTTGTGCGTAGAAAATCAGCAACTACAAACAGAAGTTGTTGCACTAACCGAAGAAGTTAACAAGTTCCGAGTGTCTGCAACTATAGCAGCAGCTAAAAAGGTTAAGGTGGGCTAATGCAACCAGCAAAAATTAACTATAAAATCTACCAAGGCAGCACTTTTCAAGAGACATTTCGTTGGGAATCAGAAACAAAAGTTTATGTACCAATTTCTGGAATTGCAAAATCAGCTCCTTGCGTAATCACTACTACCACACCACATAATCTACCAGTAGGCTGGAGATTTCGTGTAGTTGGGGCAGGCGGTATGAAAGAAATCAATAGTACTAGCGAAGAGTATCATTTATCAACGCTTACGCCTACAACTACTACCATAGAGATAAATCAAGTAAATAGTTTAGCATACAATACATATACAAGTGGCGGCGTGGTAGAATTTAATCAACCAGTCCCCTTAGCAGGGTATGCTGCACGTATGCAAATTCGTGAAACAGTAGATAGTCCAACAGTTATTCACGAAGCAACCACACAAAACAGCCAAATTGTTTTAGACAATGTAAACAAAACAATACAAATCACTTTATTAGCAAATGTTACACAAAACTTTACATTTGCAACAGCAGTATATAGCTTAGAGTTATACAATGGCAATAATGTTATTCCATTTATTAACGGTAACTTAACCTTAGTACAAGAGGTTACACGATGACAACTGAAGTAATTGTAACCCAAAGCGGTGATACTTCCGTTGTCCAAGAACAAGTAGTTAATCGTGTAGTTATAGACGATAAACCTGCTAGAATTATTACTAGTGGCATGATGCCCCCTCCTGCAGTTAACTCACTTATGGCATCATCAGATGTAGATATCTCCGGACTACAAGACGGCGGCGTGTTAGTTTATAGCACAGCAACAAATAAATGGACAGCTACTAATTTGTTGGATAAACAAATTTTTGAAGCTGGTCAGTTTTAAAAAGGATAAGCAATGGCTTCTATTTTAAGAATTAAACGAAGTGAAACGTCAGGTAATCCAGGGGTACTTGGAGCAGGCGAATTAGCTTATTCTGGCTTAACAGATAATGGCTCAAACGGTGGTGACAGGCTTTATATTGGTCTTGGAACCGAAACCGCTGGAAACGCTGTAAATCACATTATCATTGGTGGTAAGCGCTATACCGATATGGTTGACGCAGCTACCAATGCCAACACAGTGGGCACGTTAGTAAAACGCGATTCAAACGGTGACTTTACCGCACGTCGCGTTACAGCAGATTTAATTGGTAATTCCGACACTGCTACTAAATGGTTAAATCCCCGAAATTTATCGTTAACCGGCGATGCAACAGCTACTTTAGCTTCCATTGACGGATCTGCTAACGTATCCGCTGCACTTACCTTAGCAAACACAGGTGTGACCGCAGGCAGTTATGGTGATGCTACACAGATTCCTACTTTTACTGTTGATGCAAAAGGTCGATTAACAGCTGCAGGTACAGTAGCAGTTGCAACAAACTTAGCAATTGCTGGAAACACTGGTACTGACACAGTTAGCTTGTTAACAGATACCTTGACAATTACTGGTGGTACTGGAGTTTCTACAGCAGTTACCAACAACACAGTTACAATTAGTTTACCACAAGCACTTGCACCTACATCAAATGTTACGTTCAACGATGTAACAGTCAACGGAGTTTTATACTCTAACGACATTACGGCTACCAGCATTAACATTGACGGCAATGCCTCTATTACTGGTAACTTAACAGTGTTAGGTACAGTTACAACAGTTAATTCAACAACAGTTGCAATCGGTGACAAAAACATTGAATTAGCCAAAGACGCTACTAGTGCAGCAATGGCTGACGGTGGTGGTCTGACAATCATGGGGCCAACAGTTCCTGCTACCATCCTGTACAACAGCGGCGATGATCGCTGGGTAATGAACAAAGACTTAACAGTCACAAATGTTTATGCTGAGTTAGTTGGTAATGCTGCAACTGCCACAAAGTGGAAAACAGCTCGTAACTTGAGTTTAACAGGCGACGCAACAGCTACCTTAACAGCAGTGGATGGAAGTGCAGCAGTTTCAGCAGCTCTTACTTTAGCCACAGTTAACACAAACGTTGGAACTTACGGCGATTCCGTAACAGTGCCCACCTTAACAGTTAATGCCAAGGGCTTGGTAACTGCAGTTTCACAAACAGTTATTCCAACAGCTACAACGCTAATCAAAGGTTTATCTAAATTCTTAAACACACAGTTTACAGTAACTGATGGTTTGGTAGAGTTAGTACAAGTTGATGGCGGAAGTTATTAATACTACAAGGGAACTATATGTCGACAGTAATTAAATTAAAGCGCAGTTCAGTTCCCGGCGCAGTACCGGAAGTAGAGGATCTGGAACCAGGCGAAGTTGCTATAAACGATACAGATGGTGTTATGTACTTTAAAAAGTCCAATAACACCATTTCTAGTTTTAGCACTGGCGGTGGCGGTGGAAGTGCCTTAATAGAAACAATAGCAACTGAAAAAGCTATTATTATGGCTATTGCATTGGGGTAAAATATGGCAACAATATTCGTAAATGCGATTTCGCGTGCTGTAGGTACTTCAGAAGTAATTAGCTTTACAGCACCAGAAAAATGTATTGTAATCGGTGGTAGTATATCAAACCTAAAGAGTACTACTATTCCTTTTACATTAAAAATTCGTAGGGGATCGGAAGATACCTACATTCACAAAGACAAAAGAATAGATGCAGGCGATCCATACGAATTATCAAAAGGTAATAAGTTAGTTCTTGCCACAGGGGATAAATTAGTTATCTCCGCCAAAGTAGATTCTAGCATTGATGCAGTCTTCTCAATATTACAAGGAGTCTCATAATGGGTGGGTTTTATGAAGGCTCAGATTTAGCCGATAAAGTGTTATACGGGTTCCGTCTAGACCCTGACACAGGCAATCTAAACATAGAAATTTTAGACGGGGACACTCCAGTCTCGTTGCCTCAAGAAGGCGTGATTGATAAGTATGATTACAAACAATGGGTTTGGTCAAAAGATACTATTCAATTTGAGTGGGGTAACAAAGGACACTTACTTATGAGGCTAATATAATATGAGTCAACTTATTGATCTAGGAAAATTACGCTTCCACTTCGCTGGTCAGTGGAGCAATGCCACTACATACGAATCAAATGATATCGTTAAGTACGGTGGTAACGTATATGTGTATACATACGCATTAAAAACATCAGGAATCTTACCTACTGATACCGCTTATTGGGCGTTGATGGTAGAAGGTTTCAACTTCTTGGGTTCTTTTAGCACAACCGGCAACTATAAAGTTGGTGACGGTGTTGCACACGGTGGCGTTGTGTATGTTGCTATTAAAGACTCTATCAACATCACTCCTCCTAACGCAGTTTACTGGTCACGTTTCTTGGATGGTATTCAGTACGAAGGTACTTACTCTCCTACAACTTCTTATCAGAAGAATGACGTTGTTAAATACGGTGGTTCTATCTATGTTGCAAAACAAGACGGCACAAACAACTTACCAACAGTTACTGCATACTGGGACAGATTTGTAGAAGGTGTTAGCCCTCGCAGTGTTTACAACGAAGCTACAGCTTATGTACCTAATGACTTAGTTGCTTATGGCGCTAACATTTATCGTGCTAAAGTAGAGACTACTGGCAATGCTCCAAGCAACACAGGTTTCTGGGAATTGTACGTTGGCGGTATTAAGTTTACTGGCAACTATAGTGCTGTAACAGAATATTATGTAAACGATATCGTTGTTTATGGTAACAACATCTATCGTTCAAAGTTAACACAATCTAATACACTGCCTACAGTTGCAGCTAACTGGGAATTGTTAACTGCTGGTAACAGCTACAAAGGCACTTACGTAAATGCTACTGGATATTTCCAGGGCGATATTGTTAGCTACGGCGGCAATGTTTATATTGCGTTAGGTGTAACAACAGGTAACTTACCTACTGATGCTACCAAGTGGCAAGTATATAGCTCAGGTTTCTCTTATCAAGGCGTATGGTCTAGCGGTACCGAATACAAAATCAACGAAATCGTTGGTTACGGTGGTTCTTTATATCGTTCTAAAGCCGACAACCAAAACGTTAACCCAACAGTTACAGCTACTTGGGACAAGGTTGTTGCAGGATTTAAGCTGCGCGGTACATGGGCAACTGCTACACAGTACGCAACTGATGAAGTTATCACTTATGGTGGTAACACTTACATCTCTATTTTACCACACGCTTCCACAGATTTTAATACCGACTTAGCTGCTAACAAATGGCAGAAGTTTAATTCAGGTATTCGTTGGATGGGCGTCTGGACTAGTACTACCCAGTATTACAAAGATGACGTTGTTAAGGCTGGTGCCTCTTCGTTTATCGCTAACGTTGACACTATTGGCGGTAGTAATCCAGCTGGCGGTTCAAACGCAAATTGGAGTAGCTTTGCTACTGGTGCTGAAGGATTCTTGTCTAAAGACGGCGATGCAATGTTGGGTATGCTTACCCTGTTTGCAGCTCCTACAGACCCATTGCATGCAGCTACAAAAGCTTACGTAGATCAGTTTATTAATGCAGCAGCAGGCGGAACAATTAGTGGCCCTCTGGTTGCTAGCGGCGTAAATGCAAGCTATACTGCTCAAAACGGTGCTACTGTTAATATCAGTGGTGGTAGCTTAAATCTTACAAACGGTTCTACTCTTACAACTGACGGCACTTCTACGCTTGGCAATACCCGTGTTGCAGGTAACTTAGATGTTGACGCTGATTTAAATATTGATGGCGGTGACTTAACAGTTACTGGAACTACATTTAACTTAGCAAATACAACAGCGACAACAGTTAATTTGGCTGGTGCTGCTACTGCAGTTAATATTGGTGCTGCAACTGGTACAACCACTGTTAAAAACAATGTTGTTATTGACGGGGACTTGCAGGTTAAAGGTGGTGACATTACCACTAACCAAACAACTTTCAATGTTGTTAACGCAACGGCTACAACAGTAAATATTGCTGGTGCAGCTACTGATGTTCAAATCGGTGCCGCAACTGGTACAACTAATATCAATAACAACGCTGTTATTGACGGTGTTTTAGATGTTATCAGCGGTACTACAATTACAAACACAACCGATGATCCTACTGGTTTTGACAATCAGCATCCTGACACTCGTGGTGTGGTTGAGTACAGTGACAATGGTACGCGAGTTTACTCAATCGACAAAAACGGTACTATTACTGTTCGCGAAGATTCAAAGTTTGCTACTGGCACAGCTTATCAAACAACAGCAGTTGCAAAAACCTTAGCAATCTTTCCTGCGCCAGGACAAACAAAATTTGTTTACTACGTTAGCGGTGTACGTTACGAAAAAACAACTTTAGTATCTAGTACGTCAGCAAGTATTAACGGCTATAACTACTTTTACTTTGACGGTGGCTCGCTAACAAATAGCACTACTCGCACAGATACTATTTTAACTACAATGGCTAATGTGGCTGCTGTTCGTGGAACTAGTCGCAATAATCGTAGTATCTCTGTTGAAGATCAGCGTCACGGTATTTCTATTGACGGAGCTTCATTAGTTTATATTAAACGTGCAGAGGGTATTAAGCTTGTAAGCGGTCATGGAGTTA